GTTGTGTATCTTATGACTGGTAAATTACCTAATGATGGTAATCATGATGGTATGAAGGATCATAGACCACAATGAAATTAACACAAGAAATAATTGATAAAATCCAGGAAGCCATGAACCATACCAAAATGAATGGTGATGTTAATTGGCAAGATGGTGATGAGATTGATGTATGTCTCGGAGGTTATTATGCAGGAGATAAGTTTATTAGTATCATAAACCGAACACGTAGCAGTACTACTAAAAGATGATGCTTAAAAGAAATTCTATATTCACTGTTGATGCTTTTCATGCTCATGTTGATGGATGGAAATCCATGAAGAGGGAAATCCTATCTTTAGTTGATTTTGATAATAAAGATGCTAAACGTGAAAAGAATCTTACTTATACTGATTTTAGTTTATATGCAACTGGTGAAAATATCCCAGATTCTCCTTACAAGAGACATTTTATTGATTTGATACATCCAATTCTCAGTGAATTTAGAAATACGGTATTTAAATATGAAAAGATAGAAGGACCATGGTGTCAGAGATATGAAGCAGGAGATTGGCATTCTGCACATGATCATGGACCAAGAGGTTATTCTGCAGTATTCTATGCTAAAATGAATCCAGATGTACATGATTCAACTATGTTTACTTGCCCATTTCCTACTGAAGGGTCGGTTGGATCTATTAGTCCAAATGTTCGTGAAGGTGATTTAGTAATCTTTCCTTCATTTTTACTTCATACAGCACCACCTCATAAGAGTGATGAGGATCGGATAGTTTTTTCTTTTAATTTATTATGAATGATGAGTTCCTTTGGGTTGAGAAGTATCGACCTAAGACAATTGAAGAATGTATTTTACCAGAGCAAACCAAGAAGACTTTTCTTGATTTCCTAGATAAAGGTGAGATACCAAATATGCTGCTTTCTGGTCCTGCTGGATGTGGAAAGACTACAGTAGCAAAGGCACTCTGTAATCAGTTGGGGGTTGATGTCTATGTCATTAACGGATCGGATGAGGGGCGTTTTCTTGACACTGTTAGGAATAATGCCAAGAACTTTGCGTCTACGGTATCTCTCACGAGTGAGTCGAAGCACAAGGTTATCATCATCGATGAAGCAGACAATACCACTCCCGACGTACAGCTCCTCTTGCGAGCGTCTATTGAGGAGTTCTCAGGAAACTGCAGATTCATTTTCACTTGCAACTACAAAAATAAAATCATTGAACCCCTGCATTCGAGATGTGCTGTGGTGGAGTTTGGTATTCAGGGTAAACTTAAACAAGAAATTGCAGCAGCATTCTTCGGAAGATTAGTAGATATATTAAAAAAAGAAAGAATAGAGGCAGATAAGAAAGTTCTAGCAGAGTTAATTAATAAACATTTTCCAGATTGGAGAAGAGTTCTTAATGAGTGTCAGAGATACTCTGTTGGTGGCAAGATAGATAGTGGTATACTGGTTCACTTTAGTGATGTAAAAGTAAATGATCTCATTAAAAACCTCAAGGAGAAGAACTTTGCGGAGGTACGTAAATGGTGTGTCAATAACTTGGACAACGATCCTTCTGTTTTATTGCGTCGTATTTACGATAATCTTTACTCTTCCTTGGTTCCTTCTACCATCCCTGCTGCTGTTCTCATACTTGCTAAGTATCAGTACCAAATCGCTTTTGTTGCGGACCAGGAGATAAATATGCTTGCATGTCTTACTGAAATAATGGTGGAGTGTAAGTTTAAATGAAACAAACTAATCTTGAGGAGAAAATTAAAGTCGCTGAAGAGCGAATAAAAGAATTACAAATCCTAATACAAGCATGGAGAAAACAAAATGAGAGATGAATTTCTAGAACTATTACGTAATGATGCTCATCGTATTGGGCAGTATAAACTTTCCTCTGGACGTACTAGTGAACATTATATAAATTGCAAACCTGTTACTTTAAGTGGTAAAGGTCTTGCAATGGTATCTGATATGATACTAGACTTGTTAGAACCTGATACAGTGGCAGTAGGGGGTCTTACATTGGGTGCTGATCCATTAGTAGCAGGTGTTGCTATGGGAGCATCATTATTGGACTGGGATCTTGCTGGATTGATTGTTCGTAAGCAAGCAAAGGGACATGGTACAGGTGCATGGATTGAAGGTCCAATACTTCCAGCAGGGTCTAAGGTCGTTGTTTTAGAGGATGTTATTACTACAGGTGGTTCTGCCATTAAAGCAGCAACAAGACTCCGTGACGCTGGATATACGGTTGATAGAGTAGTTGCTATTGTAGATCGTCAAGTAAATAATGAAGCATATGATTTCTTTGAGCAAGAAGGATTAGATTCTTTTTCATTATATAACTTAGAGGATATAGCAGATGCCAAGGATGAATGATCAAACCAAGTTGATGTATGCACTAGAGCATATAGCACATCTTCATGATTTGATTGAGGGTAATTATTGGGAAGATTATTTACGGGAAAATTTGGATAGTTTAGAGTATGTACTAGAAGCTCAATTAACCGATATTGAGTTAAAGAGGAGAAGATGAAAAAAGTATTAGAAAATCCCCAATTTGATAGTTATAAACAATTAAAAGAATTTGTACTATCACCTTATTGTAAGTGGACACATATGGAAGAATCTATTCCTCCAAGTGATGAAGAAAATACTCCTAGAGAAGATCCAAAATATAAGAATACTGATTTTTATGCTCATTCTTTTTTAGCAAGACCAAGAACTGATGTAGTTAGATATCCTTATGTAGAAGATTCTGAGTATATAGATCTTGTGTCTACAGCATTATGTGATATAATGTTGTATAATGGATTTTGTATAAGAACTTTTTATAGGATTTGTGCTAATGCCACACATCCTTTTAATAAAATTTATTCTACTGTCCCTCATCAGGATCATCAATATGAACATGGAAATATCATTTTGTATTTGACAGATGCTGGTGGAAAAACATTTGTAGAAAATGGAAATGATTCTTATGAATATCATGATCCAAAAGAAGATGATGTCTTCGTATTTTCTGGTAAACATTATAATGAAACACCAAAGGATAAAAGAAGAGTCATTATTGTTGCAACATTTATGTAATTATGATCACAAAAGAAAAACAAAGAAATCAAGTCAAGTCTAAATTCTATTACATCTTTTGGGGTGTAGCAACAGTATCTGTTGTACTTGGACAGATATATGTTGGTTCTGGATATAGAGGATTTGCTCGTTCACTGAACAGAATCTTTGATACTATTGAAGTTCAGGTTGGTGGAAACGTATATGAAAGATTTTATTAAATGAGGCAAGAGACTCGTTACGCAATGGAAATGCTGTTTAAGGCAAGATGGAATGTACCTCAAGCAGCGAAACATTGTGGTCTCTCGCAAAAAGAAATGAAGATTACTTTTAATGAATATTGTAATTTTCATGATACATCTTATAAACCTCCTCCTGCTGCAATACAGTTACATTTAGAGTTATGAAAACTTTAGAAGATTATTTCTTTATTGCTTTAATATTTCTTGATGAGTTTATCAAAAGAACTCTAATGGGTGTATACTATACATGGCAGAAATATGACTATTGGAGTCATAATAGAGCAGTAGCAAAGGCAGCTAGAGATGCCGAATTGAATCCTCCCATATTACCTAATCATGCAGAAATTGAAATCCCTGAAGACCCCTCTTAGATATCCTGGTGGTAAGTCTCGTGCTTGCACCAAGATGGATCAATACTTCCCAGATTTAAGGGAGTATACAGAATTTCGTGAACCATTTCTTGGTGGTGGTTCGGTTGCTATACATGTTAGTAAAAAGTATCCACATTTAAAGATTACTGTTAATGACTTATATGAACCTCTTATAAATTTCTGGGTTCAGTTACAGCAGTTTGGTGGTGATCTTACAGAGAAGATAAGGAATTATAAATCAACTCATCCAGAACCAGAATCTGCAAAAGAACTTTTTCTTGAGTGTAAGAATAGGATAAATGATAAAAGTCTTGATTGTATAGAAAGAGCAGCAGCATTTTATATTGTTAATAAGTGTAGTTTTTCAGGTCTTACTGAATCATCATCATTTTCTAAGGCAGCATCAATATCTAATTTTTCTATGAGAGGTATTGAGAAGTTATCAGGATATTCTGATATTATTTCTCATTGGCATATTAATCAGTATTCTTATGAGTATTGTTTTAGGACAGATATTCATGATGATCTTTTTATGTATCTAGATCCTCCTTATGATATTAAGGATAATCTTTATGGTAAGAAGGGATCAATGCATAAAGGATTTGATCATGATAAGTTTGCAGAAGATTGTAGTCAGAGTAAAGTAGATCAGTTGATTAGTTATAATTCAGATCAACTTGTCAAAGATAGATTTGCTGGATTACAATGGAAAGCAGCAGAGTTTGATCTAACATACACCATGAGGTCGGTTGGTGAGTATATGAGAGAACAAAAAGAAAGAAAGGAACTTTTACTTTTTAATTATGGAATTAAAGGATTGGCTTAACTCTATTAATTTTAATAAGCAGAATCTTATTGAAGAAGATCCTTCAGCGATTAAGGATTATCCTCCATATATTGTTAATCGTTGTTTATCAGGACATCTTGATTGTGTATTGTTTGCAAATGAGATGAATAAATACTCTTTCCTTGATAAAGATATGCAATATTCTTTTTATCTAAATACACTTAGGAAAAAGAAGAGATTCAGTCCCTGGCTCCGTAAGGATAAAGTCACAGACCTCGAAATCATTAAACAATACTATGGTTATAGTAACGAAAAGGCATCTAATGCCCTGAAAATATTAACCCCTGAACAAATTAAATTTATTAAACAACGACTTGATACTGGAGGAATGAAATGACTACTACGGTAGAACCTGAAGTAAAGTGGTCGCAAGACCAGATGGTAGAGGTACTTCTTAACGAACCTGATGATTTCTTAAAGGTACGTGAAACTCTCACAAGAATTGGTGTAGCATCAAGAAAAGAAAAGAAATTATATCAGAGTTGCCATATCTTGCATAAACAAGGAAGATATTATATAGTACATTTTAAGGAATTATTTGCACTTGATGGGAAACACGCTAACCTTACTGCTAATGACGTTCAGCGTCGGAACCGCATTACTCGCCTCCTTTCTGATTGGGGACTTATATCTGTCGTAAAGGCAGAGTCAGTTACTGATATTGCTCCTCTTAATCAAATTAAGGTTCTTTCATATAAAGATAAAGGTGATTGGATATTGGAGCAGAAGTATAATATAGGTAAAAAGGGAAAGACCCAAGAAACCGAATAAAAAAATACGGGATTTACCATCCCGTTTTTTTGTAGTTTATGGTTAAATAGTAATGTACGCCTTCGGGGTACACATTACACACTCGCTTATTAAGGAGTAAAACCATGAACACACTAGCAAGATACCA